TGGGCCAATGGAAAGGGGCTCTATGAAGTCTGGGTGCTAACCTAATGACAGAAGAAATGGATGAGATGGAAGTCATCCCGGCCACGAAGTCACCGCATGGCTACCTGGCCAGCTTCCTTAGCGACAACATCGCTGAGAAGGACGATGGCACGCTGATCGTGGTCGGGTGCCCAATCGCCAGAACTGGCTGGCAAAAATACAGCGTTAAGGATCTGCCACAAGCACGGGCCAAGGAACTGGGCGTGGACATCTCGAACCCTGAGGCGTCCATCGACCTGTACCGCCCAGCTAAGGAGGTGTTCCATCCAGAGTTCTTGTCCAGCCTCAATGGTTGTACAATAACGGACGGACACCCGCCTAACGGTGAGTTCATCGATCCGAAGAACTTCGGCAAGTATGCTATGGGGCACATCCAAAATGTCCGGCGAGGTCCTGAAGCCCTAGAAGATGGTGAGTGGCCAATCATCGCCGATCTAGTCATCTCGGCTGAGCCACTTATCGGCAAGGTTCGAAATAAGAGTGCCCGCGAGATTAGCCTTGGCTATGACTTCAGCATCGACCGCGACGGAGACAAAATCATCCAGTGCTCGATGATGGGGAACCACAATGCTGTGGTGCCAAAGGGCCGGGCGGGTGACCTCATTCGTATTGAGGACGCCGCTCCTGCAGAGTCGCTGCCCCAACCAAGTTTACCAATCCCTGCGCTGGTGGAAGTCATCGAAACCAAAGCGTACACCCCAATCGTACTTCCACCCATACCAACGAAGGAGAAGCAAACCGTGGCCGATCAAAAGCCGAAGAAGGACTGGCTTCGCATCTTCAAAGGAAAGCATCTCATTGAGATGGCGCGAGCCACCGATGCTGATCCCGAGTCCGTGATGGACGCAGCTGAGTCGCTGCAAGAAGACGTCGAAGACAAGCGTGGCGCGAAGGACGGAGAACTGCCCGAAGCGCTGAAGGAAAACGAGTTCAAGGCCAAGGACAAGCGCCGCACTAAGGACCGTAAGTCCAAGGATGCGGAGGAACTTAACGAGGCCAAGGACGAAGAGGAAGAGGAAGAGGAAATGAGCGACGCACGTCGTAAGGCGCATGACGCCCTCGACCGCGCGCTTGATGCCGAGGACCGCAAGGCGCACGCCAAGGACGCCGACATCGAAGAGCTCAAGAACCTGCTGGATGAGTTCCTCGACGAAGAAGAGAAAGAGCCCGAGCACGCAAATGACGCGGAAGAGGCTGACCCCTCGGACCTCGAAGCTGTCTTGGGTGCTGAGGACGCTGAGGAGTGCCCCGACTGCGGCGAACCCGTGGACGACTGCAGCTGCCCATCGGCCAAAGACTCTGAATCTGACCCCGGCGAAGAGGAAGTCGAGAGCGGCGAGGAAGAAGTCGAAGACGACGAAGAGGACGATGACGATGACGAGGCTGACGTCGAGGACAAGAAGAAGGCCAAGGCGAAGGACCGTGCCCGCGCAGCTGATGGCGCGAATGCTGTACTGCGCATGCTGCGGCCCATCGTAGCCCGCACCAATGACAAAGCCGTACAGGGTGCCTTCAACCGCGCACTGGACTCGGTCAAGAAGTCCAGCCGTGTCTCCACTGGAAGCTACGGAGCGTTCGCCGGTTCGGCGCGTGCTCGTGATAAGGCTCCTCGCAACCCCAACCCAGATCGTGTCCGAGCCACTGACGGCCAGGCTGATCCCATCGCCAAGATGCAGGCAGCTTATAACGCTGCATTCAAGGGAGGCAAGTAATGCCGACTAGTTTCGGACAAGTAATTAACGTAACGGGGCCGAATAATGGCTTCGTGGGCACGGTCAGCCGACAGGGTGATCGCGTCATCGTGGCGCGGGAGTTCACTCCTTTCACGTCGACCAACAACCTGAGCTTCGGTGACCCCACCGTCGCCATTCCAAATGCAACGGGCGGTGTTTGGGACTCGATCGCTGACTTCGTTACTCACGCGACGTCGAACATCGGACTCGTGGCTTCGTACTTCGCCGGTATGGCGGTGCGTGAAGTCAAGACGCAGCTTACCTACCCGGCTGGGCAGACGCCTGGCATTCAGCAGGTCGGTTACTACGCCAACCTGCAGATGTCGGAAGTCCTTCTGCGCGGCAACGGCACCATCGCTCTGGCCGTCGGCGCTCCGAACGCTGAGGCGCAGGTGTACACCCGCGTCGTGCTGAACGCGGCTGTCACTGCGGGTGTCATAGGCGACTGGGAGACCAACCCCGCCGCTACCGACTTGTTCAACATCACCGGTGTAACGGCTGCTGCCGCTGCTGCGACGGCGCTCACGGGCACCTTTACTGGCGTTTACGTTGGTCAGGTCGTGTCGGGCGCAGGTATCACGCCTGGAACGTACGTCGTAAGTGGAACTGGAACCGCAGGCGCTTACACCGCCATCGTTCTCAGCTCTGGGCTTACGGTGGCTACCACGGCGACGTCAGTCTTCACGTTCAGCAACCTGGTCGCTCTGCCCAATGTGGTTGCGCGCACTGGCAATCTGGACACCAACAACATTCTTGAGATCACCATCAAGAACCGTAACGTGGCGTAAGGGAGAACTAGACTATGAAGCGTACTATTCCGAATCGTTCGCGGGCATTTGACGCGGCGGGCGCGTCCGGTCTGGCTTTTCTTCAAAGCCAGCTGGAGATCATCGACACGGACCTCGTCCGTCCTTTGCAGGCTGTCACGCACAAGCGCGACATCGCTGTTGAAGTAGGTGGTGGCTTCCCCGAGTTTATCTCGGCGTTTGCCTCCAACTACGCCTCCACTGGAACCGCATCCTACGGGTTGCAGGGCACCAACAACACGGAGATCCCCGAGGCACAGGCGGACATCCAGAAGGGCATATGGCGTACGTACAACTGGGCGATGGGTATGACCATCACCTGGATCGACCTGCGGCGCATGGAGACTGCACTTCGCACTGGCCAGGCACCTCCGTTCAGCTTGCAAGAGCTGTACGAGGAGTCTGTCGAGACCACCTGGGGCAAGGCGCTGGACTTCGTAGTCTACGCCGGGTTCCTCGGTGATCCGGGCTTGATCAACAACCCGAACATCTACGAGTCCGTTGCACCGGCTGGCGCGTCGACGTTCACCACGTGGGCGAAGAAGACCCCGCAGGAGATTCTTGCGGACATCAACTTCGCGCTCAACCAGACCGTCGAGAACTCTGGCTACTCGGCTGAAGAGGGCATGGCAGATCGCCTTCTGATTCCGTACACCCAGTTCGCTACTCTCACGCAGCCCATCGCAATCGGTGGCGCGCCTGTGGCGGTGTCGACGATCGAGTACATTGAGAAGCAGTGCGTTGCTGCGCATCACGGCATCGACTTCAAGATCAACTTCCTCCCCAACCCATGGATCAGCGGAACCGGCAGCGGCAACACTGTGGCTCCTGGCAGTCCTACGGGCGGGAACGGACTTGATCGCGCGTTCTTCTACAAGAACTCGAAGAAGAGCGTGTACTTGAAGGTCCCACAGCCGATGATCCCGGCCCTCACGGTTCCTACGACCCGCGCAGGCGGAGCGTATGAGACCATGTACGCTGGCTGCCTGAGCCAGGTCATCTACAAGCGGACCACGACTGCCTACTACCTCGACGGCGTCTAGAGCTTGCCGTGGGGCGGTCTGCACGACGCCCCGACTGGTCGTAGTTCAGCGCGGCACGGGAGGCTTGTAAAGCTCCCTAGACATTCAACACAAAGTCGTGCGGACGGGCGTAGAAGGCGGCGGGTGAATCCTTGCCATCCTCCTGCATTCGATCCCCGTCCGCCGGCAATACTCAACAAAAGCAGCAAGGAGAATATAAGACATGCCAATGCAACTGTTTTTCAAGCGGGCCAAGGCGTTCGTGAATACCGACGAAGGAACGAAGAAGTTCCTTGCCCAGCCCGGCCCCTACGCGCAGTCCGTGCCCTTCTGGGTGGCCGAGACCCCAACATTCATTCAGGGAATCAAAGACGGCAGCATCGTGAACCTGACGCCGCCTGAGCAGATGCCGGGCTACAAGTATCCGAAGCATGCAGAGCCGCAGCCCGAAGAAGAGGCCGTGAAGCCTGAGCCCGAAGAAGAGCAGGAACAGACAGCGGCTGACACACCACAGGCCCCGTTCGGCGGCCAGCCCATGACGCCCGTCCCTCCCGCGCCGAAAGTCGGCGGCATCACCGGCAACGCGAAGAAGGCCAAGTAATGTAGAAGGGCCTTGGCACAAACGCTAAGGCCCTTCCAGCATAGAAAGGAACTCCATGGGCGGCTACCTGAACACGATTGACTTCAACGGCTGGCTCCAGACAACATGGGGTTCCGGTGCTTCTTACGAGACAGTATGCGGTGACTTCTACGGCGCTTCGAACTTCGTGTTCGGCACGAACCCGCCCTACTACCTCGACGACTTCAAGGCCATCAACCCAAAGTTCTTCGGAACGGCGACTTCTGTCAGTGGGTGTGGAACTACCGCAGGCTCCACCACTGTAACCGTGCCGTCAACAAACGGGTTGGACTACGGCCAATTCCTGCAGGCGTTCGGCGTGTTCCCCAAAGGAACAATAATCGTCGACATTGGCTCGAATACGATCACTGTCAACAACGCGGCCCTCTCCACGAACGCCAACGCCACCTTGCAGGTGTATGAGTCCGCACCAATTCCTACTGGCGTTGTCCTGATGTATCTGAACTTGGCTCTTGCCTCGTTGGTGCAGGCCCGGTGGCAAGAAATGTGGTGGCAGGCGATTGCGCTCTTCACATCGCACTACTGCACCCTTTACGCCCGCTCTGACTCCAGCGAAGTGTTTGAGTCACTTCAGACAATCGTTCACGGGGAGGCCCCAACCGGCACGACGCCTGGCACAGTGTACACGCTGAGCGGAGCGCCTCCTGGTGGAGTGCTACAGGCTCTGACGAACAACGGTATGTTCCAGACACCCGGCGTGGACTACACGCTGAGCGGCGCTACTGTAACCCTCACCGTGCAGAATACAAGTGGCGCGCTCTACGCTACGTGGCTTGTGCAAGAGACGACTATGCAGACTGCGCCCATGAACGGCGCACAGATCGCGGCGCAGGGGCTCAGCTTCGGTATCATGACGTCAAAGGGCGTAGGAGACGTCAGCGTCGGATACACTACATTGTCGGCTCTGGAGTCGTGGGCGGCGTTTAACTTGACGAGCTACGGACAAATTTTAGCTACTCAGGCCCGGATAATCGGAATGGGCCCCGCCCTCATACACTAGAATCCGCCTGCACAGCCGCTAGAACGGAGACCCCTCATGGCCAACAAAACAGGACCTACCATCACGATAGCACGCAAGAGTGGAAAGCTGGCCTTTGCCAAGCGGATGGCTGGGCTGTCTAAACTAGCTGCGTATGTAGGAGTCCCCGCAGCCAATAAGGACGCCCGCAGTGAGCAACTGCTAGATATGGCAAGCCGAGCCGGCAAGAAGAAAGCGACGAAGCTGAAGAAGGCCGCGAAGGAAGACGTCAACAATGCAGAATTGTTGTTCATCTTCGAAAAAGGGTCACCACTGCACAAACAGCCATCTCGGCCCGTTCTAAAGCCAGCCATCGAGGGTGCGAAGGAATCAATCAGCAACGAAATCAAGGCCTCCATCAAAGCCAGCTTGGCTGGGGATAGTGAACTTGCAAAGAAGAAGATGATGCGCGCGGCCTTAGCTGGGCAGAACGCTGCGCGGCGAATATTCACGCAAGAGAATGGGTGGGCACCGAACGCAGAGTCTACCATTAAGGCAAAGGGCAGCGACGTTCCAGGAATCGACACTGGGGCTATGAGGGCGGCCATAATCGGAATTGTTCGAGAGGAGTAGGCGATGATCTCCGTAGCGGACGTAGTGCAAGACCCTGACCTCATCGCCCCCAAGAGCTACACCATCTGGCGCAGCGTAGGTACGTACGTGCTTGGTAGCTTTGAGTCCACCGTAACGCCTATCCAAGTGTTCGGGCCCTGTCAGCAAGCCAGCCCGAAAGAGATACAGATGCTTGCAGAGGCTGACCGCATTGGAAGCATCCGCTCGTTCTGGTGGACGCAGCCTATCTACACCACACGTGGAGCGGCTCCGGTGCCTAGCACGCAGGGTGCAGCCGCTACAGGCTCAGGCGCTACATACACGCTTGCTACCCCACCGCCGGACGGTTCAGCTACGGTCTACGTCAGTGGAGTGCAGCAGACCCCTGGGATTGACTACACACTGAGCGGAGTGACTCTGACGTTCACTTACTCGCCCTCTGCTGCGCCCTATGTCACCTGGCCAATCACGGCCTTCGTAGGTCAGAGCGCCAGCGACATCCTGCAGTACCAGAACGAGCGTTATCGTGTGATGTCCGTGTTTCATGTAGCCGGGTCTGGCTACTACAAAGCGATGGGAACAAGAATGGATGCGGCCTGATGACAACCACGACGTATCCTAATGGCCAGGTCCTCACAAGTACGGCGCTCACCGTCACACAGATCAATGACATCCTCCAGCCGCTTACGTGTGGGATGATCGGCATCAACCCACCCAACCCTGCACTCGTTCGTATCGACTGGCAGACAGAGGGCCAGCCATTCGTCCCACGGCCGCAGGACGATATCTGCTTCATCAGCTGCATCCCAGAGAACGTAGAGTATCGCACCGTGCGAGATCGCACATTCAGCGGAACCGGCCCTGTCACCGAGACTTGGGTCTACACGCGCGGCTGGCGTGTGGCTTGGTGCTTGTACGGCCCGAACAGCACTGACCGCGCCAGGATGATCCACTCGGCGATGTTCATGGATTACTTCAACGATGTCCTATCGCTCAGCAATTTGTACCCGATCAGTGACCCACCGGAGCCTACAAGAATCCCAGAACAAACAAATTCGCAGTGGTTCGAAAGAGCAGACTTTCACATCATTATGTATGAACAAGTCACTGAAACCATAGAAGACGGTGCTGTGACAAGCGTCGAAGTCAAGGTCTATGACAAGGACGGCCTAGCAGCCGACATCACCGTGTAGCGGCATCACAGCCTCACATCCCTCTGACTAAAGCAAGCCCACCTCACCACTCAGCACTACCCAAAGGAGACCCATGGCTGTTACGCCGCCGCTCGCCCTCAGCAACATCATTGACATCTCAGTGCAGGTGTCGCCAGCGGCTCCGGCCGTCAGTTCCTTCAATGTGGGTCTGTTTGTCGGCCCCAGCACAGTCATCCCGTCGTACGGGGCAAACAGTCGTGTGCAGGTATACACAGGCACCACGGACATGCTGACGGCAGGGTTCATCGTAAGTGACCCTGAGTACATCGCGGCACAGATTGCCTTCTCGCAGACCCCAGCGCCGTTCAAGTTCGCGGTAGGACGGCAGGACCTCACCGCCCTGCAAACTATCACCATCGACATCGCCGGTACAGGCTGGGCTGTGGGCGACCAGTTCCTTGTGGTTCAGGCCAGCGCAAACTACGGCGTAGGCACTGTGCTCACAGAGGCTGGTGGCGTTCCTTCTGCCATCAGCATTGCAGTCCAAGGTACAGGCTATTCTGTTGCTACGGCCCTACCCACTACGGCGGTCAGCCCCTCCACCGGCACGGGGTTGGAAGTGAATATCACGGCGATCGGTGAGACACTCCTTCAGGCCGCGACAGCGTGCCGCGCAGTGAGTAGTGTCTGGTACGGCCTGACGGTGAACGCCCCTGCAGACGCTGACAATACCGCTCTGAGTGAGTGGGCCGACCCGCTATGGCAGACTACGCGCTACTACCCGTACTCTGGCAGCACGGCGATTCCAGCGGGCACGGCAGCCAACATCGCTCTTCAACTGCAGACGCTAGCCTTGCGCGTGCTGGGTCAGTACTCCACGACACAGAATGGGCTGTATCCGAATAACATCTACGCGGCTGTCGCTTTGATGTCTGTGGAGATGGGACTGAACACCGGGTTGGCGGGCAGCTTCTTCACAGTGGCCCACAAGACCCTAGCAGGAATCGCGCCCGAGCCCCTCACCCAGTCGCAGTACGACAACATCGTAGCGGCAGGATTCAATGTGTACGGCGACTTCCAGAACTTCCAGGTAGAAGAGCCGGGCTTTATGTCTAACGGTTCGCCATCCTACCTGTGGTTGAGCCTGGCCATGCTGGTGGCGCAGATCCAGAGCCAGGAGATGGCCGTTCTACAGGCGAACGCCGCCGTGCCACAGACCAACGCCGGTGAGCACTTGCTCATCCAGGCCGCCAACGCTGGGTGTACTACCCTTGCGAACATCGGCTTCCTTGCCGGCAGCACATGGGCAGGAGCCTCCATTGCGATTCCTGGGCTTACGGTTACAAATGGGCAGGCCATTCCGTCTGGGTTCCTGAACTTGTCGCAGCCTTACTCGCAGCAATCACCGGCTGATCACGCGGCTGGAAAAGCGATGCCGATTTATACGTTCATCACAACGGCGGGTGCGGTTCAGAGCCTCGTCATCGGAGTGTACGTTCAACTCTAATTCTGGCCCTAGGGTCTAATACTTCGGTGTAATGAAAGGAATCTGAAATGGCTACAGGAGCAACGTACTCGTTTAAGTCGCTCACGGGAGTTCTCACAAATCCAGTATTCGGCTTTACCATTCCACTCACAGGTGGCAACATCGGTGCCGGCAGCTTTACGGTTCGTATGGCCACCACGCGTACAGCACACGACGTAGCTGCCGATGGCACAGTTATGGTGTCGTATGTGGCGGGCGACAATGGTGACGTGGACATTGACGTGCAGGAATCATCGGCGCTGCACTCGTCGCTGCTTGCGCTGTGGAATCTGTGCATTCTGGCCGCCAACAATGACGACGTCAGCGGTTGGGCAGCCACGATCATCAGTTTCCGTATGCTGACCGACGGCACGCAGCACATCCTTACTGGATGCAGCTTCGACAAGGTGCCGGATAAGCCATACGAGTCCGCCGGCAAGCGCGTGACTTGGAAGTTAATGGCGGCAAATGTAATCAACGTGTAGAACGGTAGCAACGAGTTTTTCAGTAAGGTAGCAAGGAGCAAGGAAAATGCAAGCACGAAGCAAAGTAGTAGAAATGAAGAACGCGTCGTACGAAGTACGGCGTTTGATGCCCGAAGTCGGTAGCTTCATCTTCATGCGCATGATGGGCCTCCACATGCGCATGCTACAGGAGCGCCTCGACAAGGAAGCCAAGAAAGACGAAGAGCCAAAGAAGGAAGAGGAGGCAAAGGAGAAGGTTTCTGGCGAGATGCAAGTGCGCGCCCTTACATTCTCGATCTTCTCGGGCGGCATCGGCTTCGAAGACTTCAAATTCATTCAGTCCGAGTGCTTGAAGGCTGTGTCTAAGCGTAACGAGGTTGGCGCATTCATGCCCATCATATCTGACGGTGGTGTGTGGACTGTCGACGGCGAAGAGGTAAAGAACGATGTCGGTCTGGTGATGAAGCTCACCACTGAAGTATTGATTCTTTGCTACTCAGATTTTTTCGAAGAGTCCAGCCCTGGTATCTGATGCCTGGTCTGGACGAAGATGTGCAGTCTAATGCTGCTCCGTTCCCAACGTTGAACCCATTCTTGTGGCAGCCTGTAGCAGCTGGTCTGTGGCGGCAGCACGAACTATTCGACGGCACCTATGACATCGGCGACTTGCTGGATGTGCTAGAGTACTTAGATGTGAAAGCCGAAAACGAGCGGCGAGCCAGAGAAGCCGCCAGGAAGGAATAGCATGTCGACCAGTTTCGTAGACGAGTATCTTGTAAAGCTGGGCGCGGGCGTCGACGCTAGTGGCATGCAGCGGTTCTTCCAGGCACTGAAGGAAGCTTCCACGGCTGCCGACGTCAGTGCCAGCTCTATTGCCGGCTCGTTCTTCAAGGCACAGACCGAAATCACTGGTGGGTTCCTGGCCATCGGCAGCGCAGCCCTTGGCATGGTGGACAAGGTAGCTATGGCCGATCAACGCTACCGCCTGTTGGCGCTGAATATGCACATCAGCAAGGACGCAGCACGCGGCCTTCAGATTGCCATGGATGCACTTGGTGCTTCACTGGATCAAATGACGTGGGATCCAGAACTGCGTGCACGTACATCGCAGTTGATGAAGGACATGAATGCTATGGCCCCCAATGGGGACTTCGATGCGCAAATGAAGAAGATCCGAGACATTCGGTTCGAGTTCACACGCATGGAAGTAGAGGGCCAATTTCTTACCTTCCACGTCGTAAATGACTTCCTGTCTGCTCTGGGTATGGGGCCAGACACTCTTCTGGCAAAGCTGCGTGGGTTCAATAACTGGGTAACGCATAACATGCCCAGGATTTCTGCCATACTTGTGAAGGACTTCCTTCCGGTGTGGGTGGACATTGAGAAAGTTGGTGCGGCTACTGCTGCCGCATTCAAGGCCACAGGCTTAGCGTTCACGAACCTGGTTGGCTTCATTACTGGCGATACTTCTATCGAGGGCACAGCATTCAGCTTCGAACACCTAGCTGTGGCAGTTACTGATGTGCTGCACCCATTCGCTGTGCTGGCAGAGGCCATCGCCAATGTAGAAGAGTTCCTAGCGCACCTGACCAGCGCAGTTGCACTGGCACTCTCTGGTGATTTCAAAGGCGCTGGTACAGAGCTTGGTATGGCGTTCCACGCTGCTACGGCCAAGGCTGTTGGTGGTGTAGCTGGTGGTGTAGCTGGCGGTGTACTAGGCGGTGCAGCTACAGGTGCTCTTGGTGGCAGCTTGTTCGGGCCCATTGGCACTGTAGTTGGCGGGGTTGGCGGTGCTATCAGTGGTGCGCTGTTTGGCGCTGGTGTCGGCTCTAATGCAGCAGATGACTTCTTCGGATCAGACGCATCAATCAGCTCTGTGATTGACCAGCAAGCCGATGCTATGGGTGTTCCGCGTTCACTGGCACACGCCGTGGCACGTACTGAGAGTGGAGAGCAACAGTACGACAAGAATGGCAAGCTGATTACTTCTGCTACAGGCGCACAGGGCATTATGCAGCTCACACGCAGCACAGCAGCAGCATTGGGGGTAGATCGCGGCGATGCCGGCAGCAATGTGAAGGGCGGCGTGACGCTGTTGGCGCAGTTGCTGAAACACTACAATGGCAACGTAGCCGACGCTGTAGGTGGGTATCATGAAGGCCAGGCAAAGATGGATGCTGTGCTTGCTGGCCGTGCTACTTTGTCGCCAGAAGCTAAGGGAGAAATAGCACAGGTTATGCGCCGTATGGGTACGACGGGCGACGTCCACGTCGGCTCCATTGTCATTCACATCGACGGCGCAACTGCCACGAACGAGCACGTAGCAAATGTGGTAGTCTCCCGCCTGAATACCCTGAAGAATCGCCAGACGCAGCGCAACCTGTACGAACTACAAGACCAAGGCGTGACAGCCTAGAAAGGGCGCGACAATGTCGGCATTCCCATACCCAGGCGACACCACCTCCACGGCTGCGCCCATCGTTCGTCAAGTACCCAGTGGTTACCAGCCGCCACAATGGTCCAGTGCTGCGATGGTGTCCATTACCGTACCGGCCAGCACGAGTACGATCAATGTCGGCCCTATCAATATGGATTATAGTCTAGCGGGGACAATCAACGCTGACCCAAACATCCCAATCACCACAGCCGCGCATACGTATGTGTTCGACGCTGTGCTCTCACTAGAACATAATCAGACCCTGACCATCACAAAGCATCCGGTGCAGAACAGCGCGGCTATTTCCAGCCATGCCTATCTCAATCCCGCCAACCTTGTCATGTACGTGCTGATGTCAGATGTTGTCGGTAGCTACTCCGGCAATGGTGTGCAGGCCTGGACAGGCGGGTCTTCCAAGAGTGTCTCGGCGCACACTCAGATGCTTGCTCTGCAGGCTTCACGAGCACCCCTGACGGTCGTCACACGCCTCCGCACTTACACCAACATGCTAGTGGCCGCCATCTCACCACATGAAGATGCAAAGACCATCACAGGCGCTCGGTTCCGTGTAGAGTTCGAGCAGATCTTCTTAGCTGGTGTGCAGATCACACCAGTAAGTGCGAGCCCTAATGATACGAACACGACGGGGCTTGGCACTGTGAGCGCCTACGCGCCACCGGCAACCATCAACAGTCAGTTCTTAGTTCCGCCTGGTTCTATGATTAACACGCTGAATGGCAGTTCTACCGCCGTGCCGACGGCCACGACTGTCGACGTACCTGGTGCCGGTCTGTATACCTCATCGCCGCAGCAGTTCGGCGTCAGCAACCCATCGGGCGCACAGGCAACAGCGGGGTTATTCTAGGTTATGTCGGCGCAAATCATTCCGCTCACAACGAACCCAAATCAAACCTTTGCAGTTCAGTTGACCATCGACGGCCAGCCATTGACGCTCGGCTTTGGCCTGACGTACTCAGTGATGTC